ATGAAAGATAAAAAGAAAATGGGACGACCAACAGACGACCCAAAAAAATACCAAACAAGAATAAGAATGACAGAAGAAGAAAAACAGATCCTTGAATTTTGTGCCAACAAATTAAACAAAACTAAAACCGATATTATTAATATGGGAGTTAAAAAAGTTTTTGAAGAAATAAATAAGATTACTTGACAAATGTATTACATCATGGTATTATATAATTAACAAAGATAAAGAAACCGAGGTGAGACAATGACAGAGAAAAGGAAAAGAAGAAAAAAGAACTTGCGCGATATAAGTGTGAGTATGAGGATAACCAAAGAAGAGAAGAAACAGCTTGACGACTTAGCTGATAGGTTAGAATTAACTTTAACCGAAACATTACTCGAAGGTATACAAGCACTTGATGAGAAATATAGACTTTTAAAAAAATAAAAAAAAGTTTTAAAATTACTTGACAAACGTATTACATTATGGTACTATATAATTAACAAAGGAAAGATAAACAAAAACAATAAATTGACTTAGGTTTTTGAAAAATTATCTCCTAGTAAAAGAAATAGAAACCATAATAAGAAAGTCGATAGACTGTAAAAAAGTAAATAAAAAAGATAGCCGATACTACCAATATCGACTATCTAATAAAAATAAAGTAGTTTGGTCGCCACTTTATAACATATAGACAGGACTTTTGAAGTACCTATAAACGCCTATACGCTTATAAAGATTATACGATAAAACTACTTTATAAGCAAACTAAAAATTATAAAGGAGTAAAACAATGACAACCTATAACGAATATTTAAAAAACTATTTAGAGAATTTAAGCAATTATGAACTTTTAGAAGTAAATAACCAATATAACGAATACGAGCAAATTTATTTTAATGATGAAGATTTTTTTGAAATGTTTTCTAATGGCTACGAGGTAGCTAAAGCTATATTTTACGGCGATTATAACTACCCTCACGCATTTGTAAAAATAAATGATTTTGGAGAACTTGAAAGTGCTGACTTTGTAGAGTTATTAATCGATATTGATGATCTAGCCTACATTTTAGAAGACGCTGATTATTTAAAAGACGAATATGAAGAACAAAAAGAACAAGAAGAAAACTTTTAAACAATATATAAGAAAGGAGCAGAACCATGAAAGAAATAATCTTAAACAAAAATGAAAATAATTGGAAAAAACTAGAAGAATTATTAAACATAAACCAAGAACGCTGCAGGACAAGAACCCTTAACCTAGAAGATATTAAAAAACTTATCGAAAAAATTGAAAAAAGATTAAATGATTTAGGTTTGCCAAAATGTTATAGAAATAATTTAAAAGTTCATTGTAATCCATTTAGAGAAGAATTTGCACAAGCTTATAAATATACCCCAAGCGGCACCAATATAGATCTTGTTTATAAAAATAATAATTGGAGAGTTTTGAACGCTTATAGAGCCGACTGCAAAGGAAACAACGGTAAAGCTTTAGAATTTATATTTACAGATAACCAAAAAGAAAGAATTTTAAACGGTATAAAATATATAGGATTTTAAGAAGAATATAAAAAAAGGTAGGATTGAACCCCTACCCTATTGTTAAGAAAACAAGATAGGAGAAAACAATGAAAACTTTGCAACTACAAAAAAATATAATAGATAGACTTTATAAAGAAGAAATAATTTTACAACAAGAAGACAATGAGAACATATATTTTTCCGATGCTTTTACAATTTGGATAATAAATAAAAATGAAAATTTTATTAATATAGAAAAGGTAAAATCCGTTGAAAATTTGACAAATTATGTAAATTATTTTAATAAAGAAAAAAGCCTTACGGTAGATAATTTAAGTTTGCTATTAGATAAAAAATACAATGGTAAAATAATAGCAGGAGAATGTGAAGAAAAAAAGTTTTATTTTAAAAAAGATAATTTGAAATACTTTGATAACAATTATACACTATGTAAAATGGATAATAATCCATTTAACCCTATTTATGTTTTGGAAAATGATGTTTTAAAAGGTTTATTCATGCCAATAAATATTGATAATATAAAATAAGGAGAAATAAAAACAATGCAGCCAATAAAACAAATAAAAAGAGATTTAAAAGATTGTACAAGCTTTAAAGATATAGATATATTAATACAAGATTATTTAATAAAAGATAAACCAAAGGACAAAAAAGAAACATATAATAAATATAAAGATATAATATATAAAATCTTAAAAGATAAATAACATAGACTTATATAAAAGCACCTTAAAAAGTGCTTTTTTTGTATATCATAAAAAACCAAGACCCTAATTTACGTTTTAAGACAAGTTAAAAATTAATTAATACTAATGTACCTTTAAAAATATAGGTGATATAAGTTAAAATAAAAAGAATGTAAATTTTTGTAATAAAATAATAAGACGATAAAAGAAAATAATAAAATAATAAAATAAATAGATCGAGATAAAAAAAATAAAATAGATGAGGATAAAAAAATTAATGGAAAAAATAAAACAAAAATATATAAAAAAAAAAAAAATAAAAATAATAATATTATATTAATAAAAATAATAATATTATATTAATATAGTTATAAAATTTAATAAAACAATAAAAAAATTTAACGATCTAATTTTTTAAAACTTTAGGAAAATAAAAAGAAAATAAAATAATTAAATAATGAAATAATAAAAGTAAAAGTAAAAATTAATAAAATAAAATAATAAAATAATAGAAATAATATTATAATCATCATGAAAAAACTTGACACAATTAAAAACAACTATTACAATTAAATCAATAAAACATACCTTTATTATTAACGTGAAACGTGTTGAAATACTAAAAATTAAAATGATTATTTGATTAGTAACGTAAGACGTATTGAAATGTTAAAAAAGAAAAATGTTTCATTGATTATTAACATTTGATGTATTGAAATGTTAAAAATTAAAACGTTTCATTGATTGCTAACATAAGATGTTACAAAACAAAAGGACTGTCAATTCAGTCCTCTTTTTTATTGTTATTATTTATAAGCCAATTTAGATCCTACATAAGCTAATCTCTACATAAGCCAAATCAACATCATTCATAAGCCAAAATGAGTTTTGTGATATTTGATAAGCCAAAATGAGTTTTCCTCATAAGCCAAATTGTGATAAGCCAAATATCATTAATTATATACAACGAATCACATAAGCCAAATTACTTTCTCAACCCCAATAAATAAAATCTTATATCATCACTTGTAACCTTACCCTCTTCAATCAAAGAGTTGGCAATCATAAAGACTTTAGCAGTGCGTTCACTTTTAATAAAGTGATTATATTTAAAAAACAAATTGTGATAATCACTACTTATTTTATTATAATCTCTCCCAAGAATTAAGTTGTGAGTGAAAGTCATATCTTCAGCCTTTATCTTTTTTCCATAAAGTTTTCTCATTATATTAATAAACCTACCCATGGAATAGAATATTTCCTCGTGGGAATATGATCTACCGTTTTCATTATCATAATCCTTTTCTAAATTATCAATAATATCTTCAATACTTCTTTGAGGAAATCTTTTTGATTTTCCATAATTATATTCTCCTTTTGTAAACTCCCTACAATTTACTCCTGTAAGCCTTGCAAATAAGCCAATCATTCATATTTTAACGTATAAGCCAATTAAATAATAAAGTATACCAATAGTATTCCTAACAAAATAACTTTCGTGTTATAATTTACCCTTATCACTCTAAATTACTTTCCAAAGCTTCTACTATTATATCTTTTCCTTTTTCCCCTTTTTCTCCTTTCAGTTCTTTCTTCTGACTTATTGTTAAATTTTCGAATAAATCAACAACTACAACCAATTTTACAAGAGAAGCTTCTTCAAGTTCAAATAGCTTTTCATTCTTAGCAGTTTCAAGAATTTCTCTAACTCTATTCTCACCTTCATCAATTGATATCGGTGTTATCTTGGAACTACCTGTCCAGTTATTATTTCCGGAAGGAACTGCATAACTTGACATTGGTCCACCAGAACCCTATAATAAAAATTTACCTGATTTATTTTTGTAACATTCTTCAATTTCGTATTCAAATTCTCCATACCTGTGTCCATTGGTCCATTCTCCTATAAGTTCAGCTTTTTCAGTATCATATCTTTTTCCATTAATAACTTTGTTCATTGTTTGCCCCCTTGTTTTTATTATTTTATTATCTTTATTATTTATTAATACTTATATATTTATATTATTAATATATACGACGTAAATATAATAAATAAGCCAATTTACCCTACATACAATAAAAATACCCACAAAAAAAGACACCCCAGGAGCATAGATAATTAATCTAGCTTAATTCCTTCCCAAGTGTCTTTCGTATTAGTCTGTCGTAACAAAACTAATTGATCATTAATATTATACTTTAAAATATAAAAAATCCCATCATAAAAGATGGGAAATTTTGAATATCTTTCGTGCAAACGGATACTATTATTATACCCTAAACAAAAAATTCTACCATATTTAAGGTAGGAAAACTTGCAGTCGGCTTTAGCACTATCAGTTCACAGTATCTGTCATAATTAACCACAAAAAAAAGACCACCAGCCAAAAGCCAGTGGTCATTGTAGAAATTTTTGGTAAAAACTACACATAGTCTACCTAACATTTATATTATACTATTTTCGTCTATCAACTTCATCTTCAATCCCGTTTGAGATATATTCATCTAAATCTCCCAAGGCTTCATTTAACAGTTGTTTTCCCTCATCTCCGAGAACTTTCAAAACCGTTTCAAATACTTCTTCTTTAATTTGTTTTCCAAAAGAAGCTGTAAAAGTTCCATCTTCTTTTGCATTATTAACTATAACTTGGTTTGCTGCTCCTACGGCTCTTTCTATAATCTTATTTAACCTATCTAAAACGTGATTTACTTTCTCATTTTTTATTTCTTTTGTATATTCTTTACTATAATTAAGAAATGTAATTATAGAATATGCAATCGCAACAGCTAGCATGCCAATTATAAACATTTTTAAGTTATTATCCATATTATCTCCTTTTTTATCCACTAAAAAAGCGACTACAAATGTAATCGCTTAAAGTCTTTTATTTACTTAATTTATATAAAATTAATTGATTTAATGATGTATTTTCTATTTCCGCTTGTTCTGACAAAAATTTGTGTAAACTTTTTGGAATCCTAGCTAAAATTCTACCTGAATACTTCTCTTCTATGGGTTCAGGAATATCTTCTCCATCTTTTAGCCTATCTTCGATTGACATCTCTAACACTTCATAGATGTTTTTGTACAATTCTTCAATAGTATTTCCTACTGTTTTTACATCATATAACTCTTCTACCCTACCCACATAATAATGTCCTGTTTCATCGTTTATTTCTTTTGTAACAATTGAATAAGGTAGTGATAAATAATAGTGCAAATTTTTCTTCATTGTTATTATATACAAATGGGGTGCTAATTTTGTAGATAAGTCCTAAGACTCATCTACAATTTTTAATATATCATCAACAAAATATCTTTTCATAGGATTTTCAGATAATACTAAAGTAAACCACATTCCATCACTTTTTCTTTTAAAGTGTTTATGTGAACCTTTAGTATTTCTGTGCTCAAAACCTAAGTATAATAATATTTTTTCGGCATCTTTTGGATTTATGCCGTTAGGTTGATTCCTCATTTTTTCAATGAGCTTAACATCTTTATTTCCCATTTGCACCTCCTTTACTATATGATACTATATATAATATCATAAGTCAAGTAAATAATAAAAAAAAAGAACAGCTTGAGCGTACTGTTCTTGTGCATATGGGAATGTGTCTGTTAAGTTATCTATATAATACTATATATAATACTATTAGTCAACTATTTTAATTAGAATCTTATCCAAGGTGTAGTATCTCCACTTAATCTCCTACAAGCAACATATCTTCTTTGTCCAGAACTTGCCCCAATGTATGAGATCCAACGATAACCATCACCTTCCCAAACTTGGTCATAGTGTATCTCCTTACCTACAGGATATTGTGCCACAATCTCGGCACTTGTACTTGGTGCTGACCTAACATTACAAACATCTAGAGTTACACCTGTCCAGTTCTCGTTCTTAATAAATACACCACCATTAGAGCTTGCATTTGCATTTTTAATAACAGGATAAACTTGTTTTCCATTATTATCAAACACCTTGTATCTGTTCTTTTTTGCCAAATCTATTGCACTATTAAGATTTTTGAAAGCTCCTTTTTGACTTTTACTATCTCCCCAAGATTTTCTTACTCTATAAAGATTAGATGAGCTTGTAGTTTTTTCTCCTCTTAATCTTTTGTTTACTTCTTGTGCAATATAGGAAAATTTGCTGCCTAAATATGGTCCCGGACAAGATGTTTGAGCATACCACTTGTGCATTTGTAAAACTCCGTCTTTGCCTCCAGTATAGGTACAATTTTTAATCTTGTTTCGTCTACATATATCAGTAACAAGGTCTATAAGAGTGTTCAAAACCCTATCCGATACAAGCCAATTGCCACCATATTGACAGTTAGATACTTCTATAGTAACGGCACGATTATCACACCATGCAGATGATGTAGTCCACGCTCTATTACATTCGTCCACGACTAAAACAATCTTATTATCTACACCAATTCCATAATTACAAGACGCTTGCCTAGATGTAGACTTAAACACATTACCAATACCAGCAGCAGTTAAAACTCCAGCTGTATGGTGGATAGCTATCTTGGTTATAGGATGAGTTCTTCTTCCACTATGATTAGGACTATAATCTGCAAAACTAACTAAACTACTATTACTCATAATTCCTCCTTGTGAAGTTCCTTGTGAAATTCAATTGTTGAAATTTCAACATTATTTCTATTTCGTGTTATTTAATGTGTACATAAAAAGGACTAGCATAATACTAGTCCCCTATCGTTTTAAACTTCTCACTTCTTCCTTTATTTCTTCTGCCATTGCTTTCGTTGCCAATTCCTTGGTGGTGGAATGTAATAGGTCGATTTTATCGTCTATTTTATCCACTCTCGCATTTAGATCATCAAAACTTTGTTTAGAATCACAAGAGTGCTTGTTCAAACTCGTTTCGTGTAAGTCCAGTCTTGATGTATTTTTTGCAATGATTTCCGTTAGCTTATCATTAATTTCGTTGCTTCTTTCAAACTGCTTATCTTGGTTTTTTTGCCAAACTCTTCTGTCTGAGATGTAAAAATACAAAAATAAACCTGCAATTACTATTAATATTCCATATTCGCTAATCGCTTTTGCTAATTCTAACACAATTCTCTCACTTCCTTTCGGTTTTTTATATAAAAAAGAGAATTTTCACTCCCTTAATTATTCAGCTAGAAAACCTAAACCAAGTTTTTCTAACTCTACTCTAACTTTTTCTTTTAAAGGTGCAGGTACATTTTTAAATTCAAGTAAACCCACAGTTATCCTATAAGCCAAAAATTCAACTATTTTCATTTTATCACCCCTTTCTATACCTCATACATTTTAAGTATTATTTCTTGTAACAAATCTTCAGTAGAGTTTTGAGCCTTTGTCATAAGTTCAAGCTCTTGTTGCTTTACTTCCAAATATTCATGTAAGGACATCTGTACTTCGTCATAAATATAAAGTTCAGAAATCTTTGCCTTATTTTCTTCATTTTTATCTTCATAAACTCTAACATTAGAGTGAATGTACACAGTATCTTTTCCTATAATAAGATTTTTGCTAGCTTCCTTTGAGCCAATTACATTTTTTAATTTTCTCATTAAAACCTCCTATAATATCTTTAAAGGAACATCAAACGACTAGAATTATGGTGATTAAATATATCATTTAACATTACTGTGCTAATAAAAAAAGCACCTACATTCTCATCTCCCCATGAACCGCCAACCACTAAACAATTGTCTATATTATCAATGGTTATAAGTGCAAGGTCACAATAATAGGTAGTTGAACTTCCTTCATCTAACTCTGGTATGAATCCCATTTCAGTATTACCTATAACGCTTTTGATATATGACATATTTATATTCTTAGCATTATAAGAGTTATATCCAAAAATAGTATTATCAAAATTATCAGTTCCAATCCATATTTTATTATTTTTAATTATAATCCCATCACAATATTGAGAATAATTACCAAAGAAATCTTCTATCCATTGAAATCTTATTTTTGTTTTATTGTCTATACTACCAAAATCTATACCCTTATCGTTAGTTTTACCAGTTAATCTATTAATTGGTATATCATCAGGATCATTAGGACTATCATTATTATAAATATAACCTGTGCCAATAGAGGATTGTGAATTTAAATTTCCATATTTAAGTACATACATAGCTTGCAAAAAAGTCCATTGATAGAAGGCTAATAGTTCATACCCTATACCATTTGCTTGTGCTAATGTTCTACTATCTTCTATATTTTTGTTTATTATAGGAGCTTTCCCTGTTATAGACCTTAGCTTCCCACTTTCTTCAAATCCTAAATAAGCACCAAGATAGAAATTATCTTTTCTTTCATTTCCTCTAGTGTGTGCATAGTATTTAAAATTAGGATCATCAGTCTTATTTGTCATTGACACATAAACCTTTTCTCCAACTTTTTTAATCCTTAAACCCTTTCGTGGAAATCTTACCATAACATCCCCATCTTCAGGCTTTAAATCATTAAGTTCGCTATCTTCAAGCCCCCTAACTTCCTTACCATCCTTAAACAAGACTAATTGACTTTGAAAAAACTCATCCCATTCAGGACTACCTTTTTCCATCATCTTCGCATCATCTTCATAGGTGATACAAGTTAGAGGATTTGAATTTGATTGGTCTATTACAGCTGTCATCACGCGGGGTGGATAAAGCTTATCATGTAATTTTTGTATATTGCTAGCAAGAACTCTCCCCTGTTCAGCCGATAAAGCCTTATTACTACCTCCACTAGTCAAGTCATCTACAATAGGTACTTTAAGCATATTAACTTGATCTTCCGTAAGATCCTCAAACTTAACAGTCCCATCTTGACCCTTCTTAACGATAGCAGTATTTCCATCACTAAAACTAATTTCAGTATTTCCATCATCAAGAATCCTATAAGATTCTACATTTACACTCTTTCCATCTTCAATCCTCATACTCTTACCGTCAGTAAACTTAACAGTAGTAGTAAAACCACTTTTTGTAATAGAAGAAGTTGTAGTAGAATCTCCTTTAAGTTCTTTCTTTTGAATTTCTGTTAGGTCATCAAAGGTTAAGTCTTTTCCTTTTTCCCCTTTTTCTCCTTTAAGTTCTTTCTTCTGACTTATTGTTAATTCTTCATATTTAAGTGGATCCCCTTTTTCTCCTTTAACACCTTGTATTCCCTGTGGACCCGTTTTACCTTGTATCCCTTGAGGACCAGTATTACCAGTTTTACCTCGATTAATTTGAACCCTACTATTATCATTAAATGTTATCAGAGTATTACCTTCATTATCGTATTCAGTTTTTATAATTTTACTAGCGTTACCAATCAATCCTTGTGAACCTTTTTCTCCTTTGTCTCCTTTTTCTCCTTTGTCTCCTTTTTCTCCTTTGTCTCCTTTGTCTCCTTTTTCTCCTTTGTCTCCTTTAATAGATAATCTTTCTTCTTGTGTTAAATTTTTAAAATCTATTCTACCTCTCGCATTTACTCCAGTAGATTGACCTCCTATAAGCCAAAATCCATTCTTATCTATTGTAGGTGTATCACCGTCTTTAACTTCAATCTTATTTCCATCAGAAAAAGTTATTTCACTAACACCATTTTCTCTTTTCACATTAGATATCTTTAGTTTCAATTCTTCAAGATTGTTAGCAAGCCTTCCGACTTCAACAGCCAAAGTATAATCATCATAAGAATTTACCAATATTTTATAATCACTCATCAAATCACCCCACTAATAAGTCACATCTTTATTTACAATAAGACTTCCTAATACTAAAGTTTTACAATTACCATTAGAATTTCCATCTGATAATTCAATATCAATAGCATAAGTTCCATAAAGATTTTTCATTTGACTAGAACTAAATTTAATCACATATTTTCCACTACCAGAAACAGAACAAGAAGAACTAATTTTATCACTTGCATCTTCGTTTCTTCTTATAGTTGAAATTAATGTTCTTGCATTATTCATTGGTATTTTGTCTATAAATATATATATAAATTGAAATCATCCCCTCTGGTTGTTTCAAAGATATATTTACTATCATTATTAATCATGATTATTCACCTTTACTAACAACACTATGCTCTTCCAATATCTCAAATTTCCATTTTTTTCCTATAGCTTTGCTCAAATTTTCTTGAGACAATTTAAAACCCTTAGCATCTTCGATAGTTTTAAATTTATAAACATTATTCATCTCACCTATCCAATAAATATTTCCAGAATATTCATCAATTTGTGCCAAATCTTCTCTACCTTCCTCATTTGTCCTACATATAAGATATTTCTTTTCATCACAAATAAATTTACTCATCTTTACCCTCCTCAAAATCAATAATAGCTTCCAAATAAAAAACGTCTTGCATGGACAACTTCAACTCTTCCAATTCAGACGCTTTTAATTTTTCAATATCTATTTCATTTTCTATTTTCATCACTTGGTCAATCTCTTCTTGATTTTCTTCTTTTCCCTTGAGTGCTTCTTGTATAATCGAAGCCTCATCTTCAAGTTTTTTCTTAATCTTAAAAAGCTTAAATGCAAGTTTAGCGTTCATTTCTTCGTTACATATTTTATTGAATATGCTATTTATCCAATATATTTGTTCGTTTTTTAATTTCATATTTTTTGCCAATACCCCACTTCTCGTGAAAAATTAATTACATATTTATTTCTCATACTACTATGTGATATAGAAAATGTATCTGATGACACATATATATTATAATAAATTCCCGGGTGTCCACTTTCTAAAGTAAAATAGTTACGAGCTGTAATTTGATTACAGCTTATTTTGTTAGAAGATATATTACCAACAACTTGTAAATTCTCTTTTAAATAAACATCTTCATATAAATTTATCGGTGCTTCCCAGTTAGGATACCCCCCCTTAGTAGCCTTTTTGTACTTATCAAATAAGATATAAGGTTTATAATTTAGAAAATGAGGATCTATATAAGAAATACTTATAGCCGAACTTATATCGTGTCTTAAATCAAGTCTATATGTTTTATTTCCATAATTTTGAATTATCCCTAAAGTACCTAACTTAGTGCTGCCGTTATAATTTTGAAAAAAATCTATTTCTTGATCGTGCATGTATATAGCTCTACCATATCCGTTATAAGTTGAAAAATCTCCTGTCAAACTCACATCCCCATCTAAATTAATCTTACTAGCCTTAATTTTAACACTTTCAGCCGATTGATTAATAGTCGATATTATACCATTCTTAGAAACCTTACTTTCAATCTTGTCAGCTTGAATCGACAAACTAGCTTGTAAGTTTTGTACCGCTATATCCCTGGCACTGTTTGATTGATTTATTATCGATAATCTATTATCAAAAACTGTTTTAACTTCTTTAACCTTAAAATCAATAGAACTTTCTGTTTGACTGATTTTTGTTTCAGCACTAGAAACCCTACTTTCTAAACTTGAAACAGACTTAGAAACATTAGAAACCTCACTTTCAATTAAATCCTTTGTTTGTGTTTTGGTAGAATAATTGTTTTGAACATATGATTTCATATTTGAATTATTACTATCAATCTTGTTGTTTACAACCTTAATCTGACTTGCAACACTACTTGTAATAGAGCTTTCAGTCTGACTTATTTGTGATTTCAAAGTTCCGATTGTTTTAAGATTGTTGCTATTATAAGTTTCAATTTTTCCATCAAGGTTAACCCTATTATTTTCAACAACATTGGAAAGTCCTTCCATTTTTGCATTAATAGTAGACTCAAACTTACCTTGACCAACCTTAAAATCTTGACTTACTATATCTATCTTCTTGTCAACAGTTTCAATTTTAACTCCTATATCATTAAAACCCTTGTCAGTCCTATCTGACAAGATGGAGTTTTTATTTTCAAGATCACTTATATTGTTATTAATATCACCTATACTACCATTTATATTATTAATATCTTTTGTAAAATCATCCTTCATTCCATTGATACTGTTATTAATATTTTGTACTTGATAGTTATTAGACAAATCAATATCAACATTTCTTAAATGTAGAGTCTTCCCATCCCAATACATAGAATAATTAGTCCTAGACTCCCCTATAAGAAAAGTTCCATCTTCAAGGTTAAAAAATACCTTACCACCTCTTAGAACACCTGCCCTAATTAAATTGGCAGTAAAACCATCACCATCACCAAAGGTCTCATAAGCAAAAGAACCATCAGCATTTTTGTGATTAGCTATAGCAATCTTCCCACCTTTAAGATTAATAGCTTGAGTTGGATTACCTTCTTTTGGGGCATTTAGAATTAGAAGTCCTTCCCCTTCTTCTGCATAAACCCAACCTCCAGTCTCATTTAATTCCCTATTAAACTTATCAAGGATTTTTTGTATATAAGACGATTTAACTCCATTGGCAAGCTTATCAAGTTCTTGATTAAATTTACTTCTTTCATTTTCAAAAACTGATTTTAACTTTTCATAACTGGCAAAATTGTCTGATAAATCCTTGATAAAATTACCAAGGACAATCTCACTATCTTCAATTTCTTCAATTGGATTATCCTTAATAGAAATAACCCTCGTTTGAACCCTTGTATCAATTTCCTTGTCAATCACATAAACAACATCACCAAGGTCAACACCTTCTCCAATATATCCTTCATACCTTGATACATCTTCAACATTTAATTCGTATGTGATTTTAGGTTTAGATACTTCTTTGAGTTTTTCTTTAGTTAGTCTTAATAACTCATGTTTATCTTCACAATCTGGAAAATTAGCTTGACCAAATATGTGTCTTCTTTCCTTACCAAGTCCATATTTAAGCCTTGCTTCATTATCTTCAACATAAGTTTTTCCACCATTTATTTCAGAAAAATCAATCTTTCTACCATAGTCAGCTCCACCTATTTTATTTTCATTTCTTGACGGTGTACCGTCTTCTTTTACAATTTCTTCACCCTTACCATAACCGTGAAGGGCAGTGGCTAAATCCTTAATAGATGTTGTTTTCTTTATACCTCCTGTATCTTTCTTATAAGTAAATCTCTTACCAACATCATGACCAATTTTATTTCTTAAATCAATATACCTATGTAAAATTCCAGTCTTATCAACTTCAATTCTTACATTAATTTCAGCTCCATATTGGTCAAGTATTTTCCATAAACAAGATTTTACACTTTCCCTATAAAGGTTGAAAGATTTTTTAGGAAAGTCATCAACATAACCAACTTCAAATCTTGTTCCTTCAAGTATTCTTCTTAAAACACTAGAACAAGTCGCATTTCTAGGTTTCAAATCGTCAATAAAATACCAATATAATTCACTTGTAGAATCTTCACAATAAACAGAATAAGTAACATCAGCATTTTCGTGATTTTTAAAATAATCAATGATTATATATTCATTCCATAACCCGTTCTTGTCTTTAAAGACTATTCTTTGTCCATACTCAACTTCTTTATCTGTTTCAAGTTCCAGAGTATTAAGTCCGTTAAGCTCTCTTTTTCTTTCAACATTGTTGTATTTTAAAGAAGCTATAAGTTTTTCATCTCTATCATATAACATTAACATTTACATCACCTATCATATAAATACTTCTCATAAAATTCCAAACTTATAGGATTAGTAGCCTTTATAGTATCTCCATTTCTTATTTCAAAAAAATCAGAATAAGGATTTAGTCTGTCCATTGCTCTATTTCCTTTAAAAGTGACAATTTCTTTTTCACAATCAATAATAAATTTTTGACTTGTGCCAGAAAGAATCTCAATAAATTCCCCACTTCTCATATTTGTAATCTTGTTAGAAGAACCAGTAAAAGTAAATACTCCCTTAATTGGTAAAACAGAATTTAAAGAAATTTCCTTACTTGTAAAATTCTTATAATAATCATTCTTAAATTGACTTCTCCCAAGTCCACTTGGAACTTTAAATTCTAAATCCATATAAGCACGTTCATTTCTAAACTTTTCATAAGAATTTACACCAACAAGAACAGCATCGTACCAAACTCTATTTCTTCTGTAATTCAAAGGACATAACTTTTTGCTATACATCATCTCCATTAAGTCAAAGATCATATCATCAATTTTTCGTCTTACATTATTGTAAAGCCTAATAGAAACAGTTATAGTTAAGGAATCAAATAAAGAGTCTTTATATAAGACTCCATCCCTACCGTTTATTTCTTTTTCAATTACACTCATTGGCGTTAAAAAAGGTCTGTCAATCTTTTCAATTACACCAAACTTACCAAATTCAACTCCATTAAAAATCAAACTATTTTCAAAAAGTCTAGCCAAGACCAACACCCCTTTTCTTACTTTCTATCAGTCTGTATAACTTTCTTGCAACTTTTTCAATATCTTCTTCATTTCTTACATTAAAAGTATTGCCTGTAATAGTAACACCACCGTTACCACCAGCCTTAACCATTGCATTAGCAACAATTCCATCAAGTTTTTCAATAGGTAAAACAGCTTCGGGACCAGCTTCCCCAACTCCATGAAAACCAGAACCAGTCGCAAATATAGTAGGTCTAGTGAAAATTGCACCTTTTTTGTGCCATGAAATTCCACTTGGAATAGAAAAATCCATACCTAGCACACTATGAGTTTCCCATTCAATTTCCGGTCTAGGTATTCTAGGCATAGGTAAAGTAAAATCAAACATTCCCTTAACTGTTTCAACTAAATTTTCAAAAACACTTGTAACAGCATTACTTATACCATCTTTAACCCAATTCCAACCACGATGAAAACCGTCTGATATCCTACCCGGCAATTCCGTAAAGGCTTTAACATAACTATCTATATTTTCTTTAGCATGCCTTCCTATTTTTTCAAAACCTTCTTTTTGATCTTCAATCCATCCGTCAAAATCTCTTTTAACAGCCGCAAAACCATCTTTAAAACTCTTTTTAAAATCTTTCCACCAGCCATCAATAGCTTTTCCAGTCTCATCAAAGAATATTTGCCATCCTGTTTTAATTTGACCAGTTTCCCAATCAACTTCTTTAACATGCTCGCCAGCTTGTAATTTTGCTTCTTCAACTATTTTGTTATGAGAATCTTCGGCGGCTTTTACAGTTTCATCTCTAGTATTTTTAGCATCTTCAATTATTTTATAGGCAGCTTCAGTACTTTCTTTAGTTCCATCAGCCTTTAATTGGTTAGCAATTCTTATACGCTCATCATATTCTTCCTCGGCTTTTTTAATGGTTTCATCTCTAGTGGTGATTGAATCTTGTACCAACTTAGAAGCTTGTTCAGCAGAAAGTTCTCCCGCTTGGTCTTTCATTCTCTGACGAATTATATTGTATTCTTGTTCACTTTCAGAAAGAATCCTAATTCCATCATCTTTCATAAGATTTTGAATAGTGGTTATTTCTTGTCTTTCACCTTCTGTTAGAGTTCTCTTTTCATTCTTAGCAGTTTCAAGAATTTCTCTAACCCTATTCTCACCTTCTTGAACTCTAGTCAATTGGTCATCATAACTTTGTTGAACCCTGTTTATAGTATCAATAACATCTTGGTCTTTGATTCTTCCCATTTCGGTATACATTTTAGTCAAAGAATCAAGAGCGGGTTGTTTGTTTTCTTCAATCTTTTTAGATATTTGACCACCCATATTCTCAAAATTACCAGCAATACTATCAACAGTTTCTTGACTTACAACCTCGCCTGTAGACTTTAGTCTAGTTAAAGACCTTTCAGCTTCATCACTTAGTTCAAGAAATCCACCGACAGCCTTTTTAGTTCCTTCACTAACTTTATCACCAAAGATATCACTTTGAATTGCACTTTCACTCATGTGGTCATTTAATTTTTTAAGTGCAAAAATAGCAGCAACTCCTATAACAGCAATTAATCCAGTAGTTGGATTCAATAATACTCCCGATAACTTAGAAAGCACACCTGCAAATAAACCAGCTCCACCCTCTCATGTCAAGCTTATGACAAAAAAGAGGTTATTGTTATGTAATTTAAAAGAGAGTGATTGCTCACTCCCTTTACTACTTCCATATTATGTTCAACACTTCGTTTCCTTCACAGAATACTGAGTCTATATATTTCTCCATCAATTCTCTGGTAAGTTTAGTGTTGTCTATTATTTCTTTTTCTTCTTTTGCTTTTTGTATTTTTTCTTTTATTGCTTGTATTTCTTCATCTATCAAATTTTTAGAGTCAATGAATTTTTGTCTATTCATCTTGCCTAATTTATACTTCTCAAAATTTTGCATTTTCTTAGCTTCAAGATCTTCGATAGATTTTTCCATAGGTTTAATTTTTATTTTTTCATCTTTGTTCGAATCTTCTAGACCATATTTTTCCTTTATTGCTTCAAATACTTGCTCTTCAAGGCTTCCTGCTCTTGAGTTCTTGTGTTTTACATTATTACACTTACATATCCTACAAGTAAAATATGTGTGTACTCTAAGACTTCCATCAGGTCTTTTGTGTTTAGATTGAATACAGCCTAGAATGTGCTTACAAGTTGGACATTTTGCAAAACCTTGCAGTGGAGATTTTTTCCTCCATTCATAATCGGTGTTTTTACCTTTCATAAATAGATTCTTCTCTTTAATCTTCTGAACTTTTTCAAAGTCTTCTTTAGATATAATAGCTTCATGGTTATTCTCAACTCTTCCCCACTCTTCTTTTGGTTTGAATTTAAAGGAAGATGGATTTAACACTGACTTATCTTGCATATTGAAAGTATAAGTTCCAGTGTAATTTTCATTTGCTAATACATCTATTACATTGCCATTAGTCCAAGTTGGTCTAGGTTTTTTCTCAGTTCTAATTATTGAATATTCGAAATCAAGATTTGTTAATTCGCTCTTTCTTTTTGATGGTGTTGGAATTTTTTCTTCATTTAATATCTTAGCTATATTTCTTGAAGATATACCATCAAGTGCAAGTTTAAAAATCTTCTTTACTATCCAAGCAGTTTCTTCGTCAACTATGATTTTATGTTTATCATTAGGATCTTTCATATATCCCAATGGTGGACTCCAAGCTAAAAACTTTCCTTGCTTTTTAAGTGTGGTCATAGATGACTTTACCTTCTCAGAAATATCTTTTGTATAGAAATCATATAATAGTCCTTTGAATTGAATATCTAAATCTGTTCCATTTCCCTTTTCTTTGTTGCTATCATAGCCATCATTTATGGCAATGAATCTTACTCCTAGGAATGGAAATATATTTTCAAGATAATCTCCAAGTGTTATATAATCTCTCATAAATCTGGACAAGTCTTTTACAATTATCGTCTGGATCTTATTTTTCTTTACATCTTCAAGCATTCTTTGAAAGGCTGGTCTATTTTCATTTGTTCCAGAATATCCGTCATCAACATATTCTTCTCTTGTGAAGTTTTTAAATTCTTCATTCTTATCGAGATAATCATTTAGATATGCTCTTTGATTTATGATACTTTCACTTTCATCAGTCTTTATCATATCTTCAACGGATAATCTGATATAAAGAGCAATCTTACTCATCGTCTGTTCCTCCTACTAAATTATCTATATTGAATTTAAAGACTATTTCAAATTCGTGTTTATCATAAACTATTATTTTTTCAATCAAGCTATGGATTAAATCTCCAGGTAGCTTTTCCAAATTCTTTGAAGCATATAAATCATTTATCCATTTTGTTGATTTTATTCTTTCTTTTTTAAGTTTTGATATATTAACTTCAATTGCTGAAATCTCGTTATCAAATGTAGCCATATGACTTTGAGCAATCTCTCTTCTTAATAGATACTCATCTCTATCAATCTTACCTAGACTGTAGTCTTCATAGGCTCTTTGAATGATATTTTCTTCATTTAGATTTTTTCTTTTAAGATTTTCTATGTCTGTATTAAAAGTATCTATTGCTTTATTAAATCTAGCTTTAATTCGGTTAACAAATTTTGTCTTGCTAGTTGTCTTAATAATAAACTCAGAAATCTTATCACTAATAGCCTGATCTAAATCTCTTTCCATAATGAATACTGATTTTTCAGGTTTTATACTTCCGCTAAATCTTTCGTTCTGAAATGAATAGTAAAGTCTATCTCTATTCTTACCATAGATACGAGTTCTTCTATTAAGTTCTTTGCCAGTATTATTATTGATTACAAGACCTTTAAATCTGTTCTCGTAGTCCCTGTTTTCAAAATTGTGCATTGGCGAACTGAAAACATGATTTTTCTTTCTCTCTCGTCTTTCTTGTAATATTCTTTCGTGAACTTCCTTAGAAATGATTGCTTCATGTGCATTCTCACAAATTATATACTGACTTTCATCTACAAAATGTTGTTTAATTCCTTTAGCTAGATTTTGTTGCTTAACTCCTTGTACTAAAGTCCCCGTATAAACTGGATTTGTTAGCATTTTAGAAATTGTCCCTTTATTCCATTCAGGATCATCATTTTCTCTGTAAATTCTCCCAGTTTTATAGTAAATCATTCCAGGAGCATATCCCTTTTCATTAAAATGCTTTGCGACTTCATATTGGCTTTTGCCTTGAAGAGTTAAATCAAACATCTCTTCAACAATAAATCTAACATTTTCATCAATTACAAGTTTTTGACCTTCTTTAGATTTTTTAATCTTGTATCCATAAGGTGGAACAGAACCAATAAAGTATCCGTTTCTTGCCCTATTGTGTTTTGAGGTTTTTATCTTAACTGAAATATCCTTAGCATACATATCGTTGATAATATTTTTAAGTGTAACCTCAAAAGATTTCTTTGAGTCTGTTTCTTTAACTGTGTCTAATTTATCATTAACTGAAATAAATCTAACACCTAGAAATGGAAACACTTTATCAATCAATCTTCCCATTTCGAGATATTCTCTTCCAAGTCTTGATAAATCTCTGATAATAATGCAATTGATTCTTCTATCCCTAATATCTTGCATCATATTCTGAAATGATGGTCTTTCAAAGTTTGTCCCACTATATTCATAGTCAGTGTAAACTTCTAATACATCTATATTTTCTTTTAATGCATATTCTTTACAAGATAGGATTTGAGTTTCTATTGAGTATGATTTTTCTCTCCACTCTTCTGTTCTTTCGTTAGATAGTCTTGTATAAATTCCGGCCTTAAATACTTTTCTTTCTGTCTTTTCGCTTTTCTTTTCAATATATCTTTTGGAAGTTCTTGCCATTATAAAACACCTCCAACTAATTGCATTGGAGTCTTATTTTCAAGAGAATTTCCAAATACCTTATTTATTGAATTCAAATTCTTCTTTACTTCGGACTTGCTTTCACTTTCTTCTTTTATAAGGGTCTTCAGTAAGTTAACTGTTTCCAAATTATTAAAGACAAAATTAATCTCATTGTTTTCTCCGATTTCAATTCTATCTATAAAAGATACAATTGTTAGTCTATTTAGACTGCTTAAATCAATGGGAACAATTTCGGAAACCAAACTGTCCTTGTTTTTCATCTTTTCTTGCAAGTTAGCAAGTATATTTTTCTTTGTAGCAATTTGTTTCTCTATTTCCCTGATCTTAATAAGATAATTTTTTCTGAACCTTTCAAACTCTTCAGAAGTTATAAGTTCATCTTCTAAGTCCATATATAAAGATTGTCTAAGTCTTTCATACTTTCTCTTTTCTGAGTTTAAGCTTTCAAAGTCAATATTAAATGTAACTTTTGATACATCTAACTTATTAACTTGACTTAGCAATTCATTATATTTTTTTAAATAATCTTTAAGTGCAAAAAGAGTTATATCCAGTAGATAGTCTTCTTTTATACTATGTCTTGTGCAATCTCCTTTGTTATTATAGTGAGAACAAATATAAAAAATATTATATCCATTCTTGGACTTAACCTTTCTTCTAACCATTGAAGATCCACAATCTTTGCAATAAAGCATTCCTGATAAAATATGTGGTATATCTGCCGATTGCTTTACATCTCGTAGCATCATCTTATTAGCCAAAGCATAAATGCTTTTTGAAATAATAGGCTTATGAGAGTCGTTTATTACAATCCAATCTTCTTCATTTACTTCTACTTCTCTCTTAGACTTGTAATTTAGTTTTCTAGTTTTTCCTTGTTCAAGCACTCCTATATAGACCTTGTTTGTAATAATCCTATTGACCATTTTTGCGTCCCATTTAGAGTCTTTAATAATAAAACCAGTAGTATGATTATCGCCAGAATTTTCTTTATGCTTAGATGGTGTTACACAACCTATGCTATTTAAAAAATCTGCAATAGCTTTAGACGAATAACCGTCTATCTTCATATTGAAGATTCTTTCAATTATGTGCGAAACTTCTGTATCAACGACTAACTTATGTTTGTTTTTGCAATCCTTCTTATAACCAAAAGGAGCAAATGCACCAATAAATTCACCATTCTTCCTTTTAATTTCTTTGGAAGATTTAACCTTCATAGAAATATCCCTACAATAAGAATCATTAATAAAGTTCCTTATTGGAAGAATTAGGTGTGTATCGCTTACATCTGCATTTTCACTGTCATAGTTATCGTTTACGGATATAAACCTTATACCTTTTTCTGGAAATATCTTTTGTAGATATTTTCCTGATTCGATATAATCTCTCCCAAAACGGGATAAGTCCTTCACAATAATTGTTTTAAACTTCTTCTCTTCAAGATCTTGAATCATCTTCTTAAATTTTGGTCTGTCATAATTAGATCCTGAAAAGCCATCGTCTACATATTCAGCAACAACTTTAAAATCATTGTCCCTTGCATATGATTTAATAATCTGTCTTTGATTTGAAATAGAATTACTTTCTGTGCTATCTCCATCCTCTCTCGATAAACGAAGATACATACAAGCAAATTTTTCCATCACAAAACCTCCTTAATTTGTATTTGGGCAAATAGTCATTAAGGAGTTCTTCTACCACTTATATTTTACCGCACCCAAGTTTTTAAGTCAGCACCCCAGCTTATAGTCTTATACAAGCTCTACATAAATAAAGTTCAACAATATCTAGTAAGTCTAGGGACTCTTTATCACTTTGAGTGTAAGTAATTTTTTTAGAATAATCTTCTTTTGATATTTGCTCTTTAGGTTTATATTTCTTCTTTTCTTTTGTATTCATAGGTTTTACCTCACAATATAAAATTAAAGTTTTTTGACATTGACAAGTGCCTTGGATTAGCAACATAGGAATCTCACCTCCGCCTCTATTCAGGATGAGCCGGCTTCAACCTTAGAAGTATCATTATCCTCATTTTCTTCGTAGCGAATAGGGTATCCCTCCCTATATTCAAACTCTTACTTATCGCTCCCTTTCTTCTTCCCTTGCTTTTAGCTTAGCAGTACTTGTTTTGCCGAATTATTCAGCAGAAAGATCTTGGCGGATAGGTTATCACGCTCCAAAAATGATTAATGTCTTGTCTTGGTCTATTCAGTTGTTAAGGTTCAAAATTTATTGAGAGTTATTAATCTTTTTAAAATTTGACCATCAGAAAATACTTATCTTGATGAAACAAAATTGTTTAAAATTACCCTCTTATACTTAACAGTGAAAAGAAGCCTTTCTTGCTAACCAATTTTCAAAAATAAATTTGGTTAAATGAAAAGGTCCAATTCCCACTGCATAAGTAACAGTGAAAATTAGACCCTCTTGGTAACTGTCATCTAAAAGTCTTCTAACATTTCCTTTAGTTTTTCTAAGACTTTATTACGCCTTTTAATAACGGCTGGATTAGAAATATTCAGTTTAGCGGCTACTTCTCTAATTGTTTCTTCTTTATAAAAAAGACTTTCTATCAAATCCCTTTCAACAGGATTGAGTTTAGAAATAGCTCTTCTTACTTCTTCAATCATTTCCTTTGTTTCGATAATTTTTTCAACATCAAATTCCAGATCTTCTAAATTTTCTTCAAAATTACCATCATGATCATAGGAACAAAAAAAGAAACAGTTATTTAACCTGTCTCTTCTCGTTTGATATTTCTCTTTGTTCAATTCACTATGATAAGCAAGATATACTTCCTTGCTAACAAATACTTTCTTTCCTTCTACAAATAAATAATATTCTTTGTCCATTAATTTTTCCTCCTTGTTGACATGAATTTCTTTTGTTTGAAAATGAAATTCACACAAGGAGGACTTCTAATTCTATGCATATATTCTCCTGGGCATAAAAAAAGACCGAAAGAAAATAAATTCTTTCAGTCAATAAATGCCAATATTAAATTTAGGTGCAAACCACCCATCATGGATATTATATATGCACTTAAGTACACATAAAATTCGTATATGGTACTTTTTTCATTCGGAAATAGTACGCAATAAGTACGTCATAAATTAATTTCTTAGATGTTCATTATTTCTTCAATGCTACGACCGTCTTTAAGTTGGCTAATAGCAGTCGGTAAAGTATATCCCCAAATTATTACACCTACCAATGCAATTGCTTCCTTCTTTCTTTGATAATAAACAGTTCTCTCTAAAGACACACTTCTCATACAAGCTTCATCAGTAATCTTTTTTTCAGAAATGTAGTAGTTATAAATAATCTTATGATAGATTTCTCCATACTCTGGATATACTTTTAGCCTGACACAAGCGTCATAAATTATTAAAAGCATAAGCTTGCTATCCATTACATTGGCTACTCTGTTATTAAACTTTTCTTCAACTCTTTCTGGAGCAAATGTAGAAAGATACAAGTAAGCAGATTCTGAAGTTGATCCATAGTTTTCTTTACTCTCAAACATCATAAAATTTGCCCTACTATCTACTGCCCAGGTAACTTGTCTATATAAACTTAAAATAAGTTTTGCAGCTGAACTAATCTCTTCATATTTCAAGTTACTATCTGCATACATGTCCATTATATTCTTTAAAGTTTTACTTATTCTCAATCTAATCACCCCAATACAACTTATTTACAAACTTGAATGTTTGTGCTATAATATGAATATAAGTTCAGTTTGTATTATATCTCAAATTGAAAAATAATTCAAGCACTATTGTTCGTATTAAAAGTTATAAATGCACATTAGTTCAGGAGGTTAAAGTTATGGCTTTTGCGGATAGATTAAAGGAATTTCGTGAAAAAGAAAAATTAAGTCAAGCAGATTTTGCAAAAATGATAGGAATAAGTACAAGAACTCTTGTACATTATGAAGACGGAGAAAGATACCCAAGAGATGTCGAGGTTTACAAAAAAATAGCTGAAGTTATGGACTGTGATTACAATTATCTTTTAGAAGAAAGTGACGAGTTTTTAAATAGAGTTTATAACATGGGTGGCAAAAGAGAATTAGAAAAAGCTAGAGCATTAACTGAAGGTCTAAGTTCTTTATTTGCAGGTGGAGAAATTTCTGACGAAGATAAAGATGCTGCTTTTGAAGCTATTACTCGTGCTTATTGGGAGGCTAAAAGAGAAAACAAGAAATACGGTCGCAAGAAAAAAGATTAG